CTGTATGCTTGTGCGCTCTTGATACTCCCATGCGGCATCCGATTTCAACGCAATTCTTAATAATCTGATAATAATTTGGCTTCATGTTTTAATATCCCTTGTCCATTTTTTTGCTAATCTTTTCAATCTCAGATATTACATGAGAGACTTTCTGAGTCGCGTCCTTGATGTCAGCCTCAAGCATCTCATCAAACTGCATATACATTTCGCGCCATCGTTCCGCTTCTTCTCTCCATTGGTTGCGCTCGCATTCCATCTTGCGGGAGAAATCAGCTAGATTTCGTTCGAATTCCGGATGGTCTTGGCATGCGAGTCGATTCCATTCTCCGTCTGTTTCTGGTGTGTCTGTCATTTTTCTAGTTTCAATTTTAGTTTTCATCCTTCCAAGCATTCCACGAATTTTACGCATCGGGAGCGGAAGGGGGAAGCTGCATCATCCGCGCTCGACTGGGTGTCGTGTGGATCGGAGTAGATGATGCTTTGACCGGGATACTCGTTTAGCCATATGACCATAGTCTCAGGCTTAATGCGGTAATCTGACGGAGACGCTACGAAATCTGGATTACTAACGTCAACATAAATACCGTGCGAGGTTAAAACCTGGATTGTCTTACCGTCTGCGAGTGCCTGCACCAAAGGCAGGTAGTTTTTTGCGTTGTCTTTGTTCATTGGAGTAGTTTTAAGATTGTAATTATTTACTTTCCGATAGTTTCCTGGCCATCTTCTTTTCGATTGCGGCGTTGAACCTTGAAACGTCCTCATTCCTGATGATAAGCCCAACGGTTTGAGGTCGTGAGTTAAATGTTTCTCGATTGATTTGTGAAGCAACTCCGAATGGGATTTTCGCGCTTCTGGCCGTATGCATAAGATTCTTGCCTTTAATTAGCTTCATCCCACTTGGTATTTCTTGGGTGTCTAGGTTAATATCTGGATTCCTGTCAATTGCTTTCATTTCTTGTGTAGGTTAAGTTTCTTTTCGGTTTTAGTAGTTATTGGACCCAGCTGTCGGATTGCACGCGCTGAGATGCCTTTCCCATCGCACTGAATCTTAGCCGCCTGCGCTCGGCACGTTGTTTTCGGTAGTTTGCCATGGGTGGCTATAATAGCGTGTTCTCCTCAAAATAATACTCGCGGCAGGACAGCGTGAAGTTTGCGACTTCGCCGTCATCATGCCATCCGTTTGGATGGTGATTCGCTCGCCACTGTTTGCGATATACCACTTGCTTTTCTCCTATCCATAGGACGGTGAGCCGGACTTCATGCCACCATGTGTGACCGGGAAGATCACCGACTTCTTTTCCCCTGATGGTATCGCCCACTTTCAGTCCGAGCGATTCGATTTCGTCTGCGTGAGTTCTCCCTGTTCCGCGACCAAGGAGAACAAGTCGTGGCTGGGCAACCGCTGCCAGCGTTGGAGTCGAGTGTGTTTTCATAGCTTTTTCCCGCTGGCATCGGTGCCAGCACTTTTTGCGTTCTTTACAAAAACACCGTTGACCATGCTTCCAGTTCGCTCTTTTATTTCGTTATAAGCGGCTTGCACGCAATCCTCAAAGTCAAGCCCGGACATTTCAGCTGCTAAGATAAGCGTGATCGTAGTGTCTCCGATACCGTCTTTAAGTTCACCCATAGCAATATCATGACCAATTTCGTCAAAGTCATTCATGCCCCATTCTACGGCGGCGTCCCTAGTTTCAGTTAGCTCCTCCTGCGTTTTGGATAGTTGCCCTAGGAGTGTTCCCTTGCCATTTGGTCCGGTGATCCCGCGCACTTCGCCCCATTCCTTAATTTGTTCGATTAGTTCTTTCATTTTGTTTTTCCGTTTATTGTTTTGCCCCGTATGAGGCGATTAGTAATGCGTCAGCTATTGCGTGAGTGACCTTGATTTGCGGGAACAATTCTTGTGAGCGTCTCTTACTCACGTTTTTATCACCTTTTGTCATACACCCCATTGCTTTTTGCCAGACTTGAGGCCTGACGCGCTCAAAGGGGATTCCCGCCGCCGTTAGTGCCATTTCGAGATGGCCGAAGCCATTGCCAAAGGTGAAGGCCGATTTAACACCCATCTGCGGACTGGACGACACTGATTCAAGGGTTGCTGAAATATGATATTTTTCAAAATCTGCCGATACCTTGATTTCTTGTATTAACTCCCAAAGATCCATGCTTGTGGATGGCATTTTATAGGCATGCGCATAACCCTGATTGCTTAAAACCGCTATTCCCCCATTTATTCCTGGGTCAATTCCAATGTGAATGCTCATTTTGTTCTTGATTTATTTTGTTTTATCGTTTACTTTCCACGCATGGCTGCTCACTTCAAGGAAGACAACCCACTAGAATCTTTCATCCATAACGGAAAAACCCTTTACTCAATGGGGGATGGGCGTTTCTACGAAAGAAAAATAACCAAAGGGAAGCCAAGGGGGCAGAGGTTTTACTGGAAATATACATCTTGTTGCGAATGCGGAAATCAGGCGCTTTTGCCGATTTGCCAAATATCTCGAGCTGATGGAAAATCAACATGCAGTAAGAAGTGCTGGATCGAATCGCGATCAGGCCAAAATCATCACGCTTGGAAAAGCGTGACAGAGAAGGTGAGATCAAACGGGAAAACAGCACTGAGGGTATGGATGCCGACGCACCCGAGCGCAAGAAAAGGAAGGGTTTACGAACATAGGGTAGTGATGGAAAAAAAGATCGGCAGACTTCTTTCTGATGAAGAGGTTGTTCATCACATTGACTGTGATTCGCATAATAACGATCAAGAAAACCTTTCCCTTTGTGCAAACGGAACAATTCACCTACTTGCGCATGGGACGCTTCTTTCTTGCGTGAAGGGACTTCTGAAAAGCGGAAAGCTGGCGTTTGACGAGAAAACGAAATCTTACTTTCTTCCTTAGTTTCCGGCATCTTTTCAACTCGCGGCCCGTCTTCATCAAACCATGCGATTCCGCCGTTGGTTCCGGCATCTATTCCTATCACAGATTGATTTCTCATTGGTTCCAGAGTTTCAGTTTTAGTTTCTTTGCGAGTCCGATCACTGCGTCTAGCTCAACCTCGTCGGTGTAGCTATGGCTAGTCTCGGACTTGAATGCCACCCATTTTCCATCTTCCCGACGAAGCGTTTTGATGCGCTTTAGCTCTTGCCACTTGAGCCGGGGAGAAAGGTTTCCGTTCATTTCTGGGAAGAAGTCGCTCATTTCCTTGGTTCTGCTAGTATCATTTCACTTTTGTGACGGGCAACTTCATACCCCAAAGATGTTTCAACGATTACGACGCTGCATCCCTTCAGGTCATTCAGGACGTTCTTCATCCATTGGACCTCCTCAGGCCTTGTTTGGTCATACGGAGTAGTGAGTGAGAGATATCCGTTGATTGCGGCATCCACTGACGATAGTATTTCGATTTCCATTTTGTTTTATTGGGCGGCCTAACATCAAAAGGGAATCGAGTCGTCGTCGTCTTGGACATCCTGTTTCGGTGCATTCCTGTTTGACCTCTCTCCTCCTGTCTTTGGAGCATCCCAATCTACGATCTTGGCGTTTCCTAAGATTGCCCCCTTTTCACCCGCTGCTTTCCGCTCTTTGCTGATCTTCTGGACGACGAATCCATCGTTCTGATATTGATCCTTTTCCTCGCGGATCAAAACGGTGAGGTTGAGATATTTCTTCCCGGTCTTTGGGGACTCATAGAGCTCTGTCTTGTCGATTTTGCTAACGTCTAGGCTAATATCAATTGTTTGTTTCATTGTGTTATTGGGTGAGATATTTCGGTGCTTCAAGCATTGCGATTCCTTCAATTTGTTTTGGCCAGTGGTCAGTTGCAACGCAGGTTTGCCACTTGGCTAGGGCGTTCATATACCCAGCCCGACCGATTTCAAGTAAATTCTCAGATAATTCTACCCATGCTGTTTCATGCGGAGATTCCACTTCCACGAAGCAGAAGACGAACCTTGTCCGCTTCTCGTTTGCGGCTGAGTTCCAGAGGTCAAGGTAGAGCGCGGCTTGCCAGTGGTAGCCACGGTTGACAATGACCCGCTGAAGGGATTCTAGGCTTCCAATCTCACCGGTTGTCTTGAGATCCATCAGGCAGTCCAGCCCATCAGGCACAATGTCGATAAGTCCCTTGATTTCCATTGCCCCGATCTTGCCGAAAACGGCGACCTCTGTTTTGTATTTAGCGGCGAAATGGGCAAGGTAGTCATCCGTGACGGTCTCGGCAATGGAGAGGGCTTTGTCGATTTCGTCTCGTGATGTCAGGATTTTGCCGGATTCAGCCTGTGCCGCTTTCCACTCGCGGGCTTCCTTTGTGCGGAAATCTGCGTAGGGAGAGATTGCGATGATGTCTTCCACGGTTTCCGGCTCCAGCGTTGCGGCATGAATAAGCGTCCCCAGATCCATAGCCTTCGATGCCTCCCTTGGCTTGCTGTGCCGCCATTTAAACGGAGACTTGTTGAAATCCCAAAGCAGTGACTTTGAAACTGGTCCCGCATTTGGGTTTGAAGGTGTAGCTGTGCGCTCGTAATACTTTTTGCCTAGTCTTTCTTCAATTTTCATATTTTTTCGATTTGTTCGATTTGTTCTACTTCTTGAATGCTAACGTTAATTTTCCATAAGTGACCCCAAACTTCCTTTGTCTGAATCCAATTGAAGAATTTAGACATGGCTTCCTTGTGGTCTTTGGCATCGATGTGAAGAGTCCCCTTGAATAAGTTGCCAGATGATTCGTAATGCGCGGCATAAACTTTCATTTGAGTATCTTTGTGATGATTCCGGTAATCCTTTGGATCTTCCCGAGCTTGCTTGTCGTCTGGCTTCTCAATGCGCCAATCAATGCGATTGTCAATTCCAAATCGCTGCCGATGGCGCGTGTTTTTTTCTTGTAGGGTGTGTGTGTAACTCTCATTTTGTTTGTTTTGTTTAGTGGTTATTGGACCCAGAGGTGGGCATAATTAACTGTTCGCTTGATGAATTTCACGCCTCAGTTGTCCACATCCGGCACGGCAGCATCCGTTGTCGGCTCCAGCGATGTATCCGGCGTGATGCTCGGTGAGTTCCCACCATTCATCTGTGTGCTTACAGCATCCTTCGCACGGCTTGCCGTGGTTGTGGTCATACATGTAGTGACCATTTCCACCACAAAGCGAACAAGATGCTGATCCCAATTCGGAGGGCGTTGATGTCGTAGGTGTCATAGTTGCTCCTTTCCGCCCTCCTCATGGGAGAGCTTATCGTTCTGAGCGTATTGGATTTTAGCCATCACTCGCTCGTAAGTGTCCTCATTGAGCGTCCAGCATGAGTTGCAGCGGATGGAGTCACAGCCCACTGTCCACCATGTCCGCTCGCTCGACCAATGGCGGGTACCGGGAGCATGGACGAACAAGTCAGCATCCCCGCAGAAGGGGCAGCGGAGTCCTGAGAAGCTCCGAATAAGCGCATTGAGCTGACGCCGGGAAGCGTCCTTGTCGATTTCGGCTTGGTGGGCGGCGTAGCTCATGACTTTGCGTTCAATTTATTTTTCAAAATGTTTGAATTTGTTCCTCCCGCTGCGTCTATGACTCCCACTCCCAAAAAATAAGTGTCATAATCCGCCGCTCACTTGAGCACGGGAGGATTTTTGCGGCATCACTCGACACCGCGAAATTGTTTAGGATTGGATGTCCTTTGCCATCGCTTCAAACGCGGCGTTTAGCGTTGCTGCCGTGGTTTTCGGTTTGCGTTTAGCTGCAAATGCTTTGTCGATAAGCGCGATCTTGTCAGATGTGATGTCTGCAATCGTTGTTGCTCCGTAGTGCTTCAGAAACGCGCCCTCGTCAATCGCTAGCTCTTCCAAGTCACTCTTAATTGCTGAGACTTGCATTGGAGTGATTTTGGGATAAGTGACGCGTTGTTCGGTGCGGGCTGTTTGCCCGTCATCGTCTTCCTGAGCCACCCCTGCGAATGCCGCTAGGGCATACCGCCTGAGATAGGTTGTAGCCGCTCCCACTCCCTGCCCGTCATGCTTGGCCGGAACGCATGAAACTTCCCCGCTGACATACCCCCCGCTTGAATGGCAAATCGTGGTCGTGACGCTCACCCTTACGCCGTCGAATGCAGGCGATTGAATAACGCTTAGGCCATTTGCAGACATGGACGGGCGAATGGTGTTTAGGACTTCCGCCAAGTCCGCATAACGGCTCTTGAAATGGGGGTTTAGACTTCCTTTTGTCGCATTCTCCACTTCGCCTTGCATTTTGGCAAGTGAGGCGAACAATTCCGGTGTGCTGTGTTCTAGGTTCATATTTTGTTTGTTTCGTTTGTTTCGCGTTCGTTTTATCCTGGGTTTCCCCGTGTTCAAGAATAAATTTCAAGAAATTTTGATTCATTTTCAGGTTCAACCGCTTCCGGTTCTTTAATGTCTCCGCTGCCGTATTGGCATTTTCGGTAAATCTCGGCAATCATCATTGCGAATGATTGGTCAAGCCCCGCCATATTTAGGACCCTTTCCCGAGCCCACATTGCGGTTGCATGGCTTAAGCGGTTGCACCTATCAGCGGCGTCTTGATAAGAGTGGTAGTCGGCCCATGCTGCCATGACGACGTGGCGAGCAAGTGAAGGCGTCTTTGTTCGCCCTGGCCCTAAGATGTCCTCACGGTCAATTTGAAATGCAAGGGCGGTTTCCTCGACTAAGAGGTCGAAGTCCGCAATCATTTTGCGCCCCCTTTCAATCGAGCATCTCGCCGGAATTGTTTGAGAATATCAGCGGCAAACTTCCGGGAGATTCCACCCCATGCCCCGTCGATGAATAGCGTGACGTCTTTTCTCGTAATATCGTGTTCTCGTCGCCATACCGCACGGGTAACGCAAACGGTCGAGTCTCCCTTCCCGTATTGATTAACGCTTTCTGATTTGTGTATTCTCATTTCTTTTGTTTTTCTATTGGTTTGGTTTCCTGTAATGTTTCGCCATGTCAAATCCTGCGAGGGCGCAAACGTCAGCCCATGCGTAATGCGAAGGGGACACTTCCAGGTCTTGCCACGCATCCCGGCAAGCCTCAGTGTGAAGCCATGCAAGCCTTTCCGCCATAGTCTCAGGCGTTTGTTCCTCGTCTGTCTGCTCGTCGATCTGCTTCCACCAATAATACGCCGAGTATTCCTTGCATCCGTCACGGGTAAATCTCTCAATCGCTTGTTCTTGCGCCTCTAAGGGGTAGCCAAGGGCTTCGGCGGGTTCTTCCCTCTCGTCATTACATAGAGGACAAGAACTCTCAGGATCTGGCCATTGGCGGCTTCCGCATCGAGTGCATGCAAATTTCATGCGTCCCCCTTTCCGGTTGCCTTGGCGAGGCGTCCAAGCCCACTCGCAATTGCCCTGAGACTTCTGGCTTTTCGGGCTTCTGGGGTAAGATTTAGCTTGTATCCCCTGTTATATTTTCTCTGTGAATTTGAAAGCTTGGAGTGGTCCCCATGCATAATAACTTCTAGGTTTTCTGGCCGGTTATCGCTTTTGATTCCGTTTTTATGGTGGACATCCTCCGATTGTAGCAAGGGTCTTCCTAGAATCCCCTCGACTATAAATCGGTGCTGCTTGATTCTGATTTGGGTTCCGTCTCCAAGCCTGATTTTGCCTTCAATGTATCCTTTAGAGTTTTTCCACCACGATTCGGCCTTTTGGGGCCTGCCTTCATTCTTGCTCCACATGCAAGGACGGGAACAAAACCGGGAAGTTGAGCGGAGCGGTCTAAATACATTGCAGCAGGCCTCGCATTTTTTGTCTTCAAGCTTGCGATTCTCTCTTCCGATTGTGTCTTTCATGATGCCAGTTTATTTATTGTTCCCGATAAGTCAATCGTCTTTTTCCCCGTGAAATTTGTCATTGTTTCGTTTGGTTTATGGTTCATGCGTTTATGTCTTGAATAAAGTATTGCGTGACGTTGGAAAGGTAATTGTGAATTGCAGCGATCCTTACCCCGTGCGCCAAATAAAAGGACGATTCGGAAAGCTCGTTTTGCTGGTAGTCTGTCCAGCTTTTCTCATCGTTTCCAATGAGTTTCCAAGCTGCTTCCTTTGTGATTTCTACGGAATGTGTCATGTTTTGTTTTGTTTGTTTTCCTCGTCAGTGGCGGATTCACCGCCAGACGCCCCGAAAGGCGTTTCGGAATTTAGGATAGCGGGCAAGCGTCGTCAATCTGGCGGGATGTGAGCTTGCATAGGTACCCCGACCAGTAAGCTCGGATGAGCGGAGCAGTATCAATTCTGGCAACCGCCCGGACCGCTTTCAGGGTGTTTTCTGCATGCGGAAACTCCCCGCTTTTCATTCCGTCTTTGAATTGTTCTTGAAGTGTCATCGTTTTGATTTGAATTATTGGCGAGGGGTTGAACCTCGCCGGGTTAGTATTTAGAAGCTAGAAACGATCACGCCGCCGTCAAACTCTATGAGCTGGCCATTATCTTGAATGAATGAACGGATCAAATCGTCAATCTCTTCCTCATCCTCGCCACCGTCCACGTCGACTCCCGAGTGCTGCAAGGCAAGCGACAAGGTTTCCGCACCGTGATATTCCATGAGCCAATCCTGCAAGCTCGTGGATTCCGAGAAATCGCAGCGAATGGCGCACACGTCCATTTCCATTTCCTCGCCAGTATCCTCTTCAAGCTGCTCAAGGTATTCGGCCAAGGCGCGAGCCCCGTTCCAGCTCCAAGCTGCATTTCCGTCGGATTTGAGAGCGTGCGCGATATCTGAGGTATTAAGTGTCGTTTTCATCGTAGTTATTTGATTTGATTTGATTTGATTGCCCTGCATCGCGGGCCGCGCTTAGATGTGGATAGATTGACGGTAAAACGTCAGGAGTCGAGAGAAAAAAGATTTATTTTTAAGCCGTTAAAATGGCGGATACGATCCAAGCGGCGGAAAGCACTGCAGCAATGCTCAGGAGGATTCCGGGAGCTTTGCGCGGGCCAAATATTGCGGCCATTGCTACGAATAGAACGGCGGAGATAATAAAAATGGAAGATTGCATTGGGTTATCAGATTAAAAGTTTCCAAGAATGCGGGAATGCTCTGGCTTGTCGAGTCCGATCACGAAACGTGTCACCCATTCCGCCTTTGAAAGTTCGTTACGAAAGGGAATGCCTTGTCGGTTAAGATATTCCGCCATACTCGCAAGGCTTTCGTTCACCCATTCACCACCGAAAATCGTAAAGATTCCAATCCCATAATTTGTCTCATAAAAGCCAAGCCGCGCCGTTCCTGTGTCAAAGCTTGAAAAGTTGGCAAGCACCTGACTTTTTAGTTTCTCCCGGCTTAACCCATGGCTTGCGTGATGTTGCCACAGCGAGCAATTCCAATGGGTCTCCGGGCTTTCCCAAGCGTCAACGTGACGCTTCCACGTATCCCCATAGGTAGGGCAGTTCCGGGAGTAAGTTTCCGGGTCCGGTTCAAGATATTTAGACGAAAAAGCCGTGATAAAACTACGCAAAATCGAATCTTCTTTTTTAGGTGTTTTCCATTCGAAGGCGCGGACAGTCTCGCCAAGCATCCGGGGACGGAAAACTGTGACAGTAGAGTCCAAGGGTAATTCTTCAGCGTCAATAGAAAGCGTTAACGGCCTCCCCGTCACAGCTTGAATGAGTTTCTCGAATTGAATTGTTTTCATCGTTTTTTTCTATTTTCTTGGTCAGAAATTTCCGCCATATTGGCATTCATCGAACTTTGCGGCGTCAAAATCCCGGCTTTCCTGCTTTCCGCAGTCATCAGCGTTGCAAGAAACGGATTTCGCGGATGGATTGTAAAAGACTTGCTCGCCACGTTTCACTTTGCCCTTACAACAAGCGCAGGTTGAGTCGAATTTTGCGGAAATCCATTTCGGGTCGTTGGAATAATAATTTGTTTTCATGATGTGTGTGTGTGTGTGTGAAGCGGGATTGAACCGCTTGTGGGTTAGCTTTTCAAATTTCCTTTTCGGGTGCTGGAACACAACGTCCCAAAACAGTGTCAAAAAACAGAGGCCTGCGGTTTTGTTCTAGAGCCTCGGCATAAGCTAAGTCTTGGAGGCTGTCTGCTGTGGCAACAACGCACTCCATATCGTCCAGTAATTCGTATCTCTGCTTGGTTCTCATTTTGTTTGGTTTGGTTTGGCGTTGCGTCGTGCAACTGAGAAGACACTATCCCACCGACTGAGATTGTCGACAAATAAATGACACAAAATGAAAAATAAATAACCACGACACGCAAGCCATTGAAAATGAGCACATCACATGTACTAGCAACGAACCGAGCCGGAAGAAAGCGCAGCGAAAGTTAAGGCTCGATCTGGGAAACAAGCCGCCACGCCGCCAAGCTCAGCGGTCCCTGGTAGCTAGCTTATGGGGTATTGTCGTCATTAAGCAGGGGAAAGAAAAGGATAGCCCGCCTATAAAATCCATTCCCCATATTAAAAGATAAACCTAACGCGCGTATAATAACGGGCTTAGCAATCCACCGAGGGACATGGCTTGTCAAGTCTCCGCTCCGCTTCGACGTACCTTTATGTACTTGTACGAGGCTTTCTAGGCTTGTACAAGCTCCGCTCCGCTCCGCTGTACGATAGCAACCTAGCGAGGCTTTAGAGGCTTGTACCCGGCTGCGCTACGCTGCGCCGAAGGATAGTGATAAGTGATCCCCCTTGCCTCTCTTCCAGATGGATTTTAATCAGGATTCCAGAAACGTGTCAACTTCCGCGTTAAAATGTCAATAAATGGTTGACAGTCACATTGGCGCCAGGATGGCTTGTGGCACGTTTGGCGCGATTGTGGCACGATAGTAGAGCCGAGCGATTCAAAGCTCTTTTATCCTAACTGCTCCCTAACGTGAGGATTGGCACGGCGATTCACAAGCGCAATGAACGGACTAATGCAAACCACGTGCGACAAGCTAGTCCATCGCGTGATTCAAACGGTCGCTTTAAACGCACGATACGAACGGTGGTGATACATTACCGGCGCGCTAAGGTATGGGATGGCAAGCAGGCGATTTAAACGAGCGTTTCATTCCTGGCAAGTGCATGGACGGGGGGGAGGGGGCTGGAGCTGGAGCGCGGTGAAAAATCCCTAGCGGTAAGGTTGCCAGACAATTTTTTGCCAACGGGGGCTTGACCGATTGGATGTTTTGCCATACATTAAAAACATGCACAAGAGAGGAGACATTAGAGATGACGGTCGAGTGTTTTACAGTAAGAGCAAGGGCTCCATTGGGGGGGAATACTGGATGGAGATGGACCAATTCTTAAGAACATGCGGTCAAGATTATTACGAAAGAATTGTCGCGTATAGAGAATATCTGGCTGAAATGAAAAGAACAAAAGACGCTCGTGCGCTAAAGAAGAGAAAAGATCATATTGAGCGTTACCACAAAACAAAGCACTTGACTGCCGCAAAAAGAAAAGCGTCAAGAGAGAGGTCTTACGCCAAGATGTTGCTTGATCCAACAAGACTAGAGAGACATAAGGCCAAACAAGCTCGCGGTAATAAGCGTTACAAGGAGAAGCAAATGGCAATCAATGCTGAGAAAAAGGACAAGCGAAAAGCGGAGCAAGAAGCACTAAAAAAGATTAAGCAAGATCAAGTTGATGCTAAGCGCGCGGAGAGAGAAAACGCTCACGCAGAAAGAGCATTGGCTAAGTCTTTACGTCCTAAGCGTGTTTTGTTGACAGATGAGCAGCGCAAAGAGAATCAAAGACAAGGAAAGAGGAACTACAAGCATGTGCGGAGGGCAAGGATTAATAATTGTGAGATCAGAGCTAGTCCGAAGGTTGTTGAAGAAGCAGGAAAGAACGCTGGAGATCGATGCTACTATTGCGGAAAGAAGTGCAAGCTAACCTTGGATCACTTTGACCCGTTGTCTAAGGGAGGTGCGCATTGCGTCTCAAACTTTGTATTTGCTTGCTTTTCATGCAATTCCAGAAAGCGTGACCTAGATCCATTTGAGTTTATGGAATCAAATCTGGCGATTAGCTTCTAGTCCAATTTTTAAAAATGCGTAAAGGGGGCCTATACGATATGCTTGACAACAATATGATATATGATAGTTTGCGTGTGAACCATTGCGTGTCGCGTTGGTGATACTTTAATATATTATGGCTAGTCCGGTTGCATATGATTTACAAGGCCAAGGAGGAGGCATTGTGCTTTCCACTGAGGAAACTACTTACACTGGCAAGATCCGCTGGATTCAGGTGGTCAATGACGCTGTGTTGGCTACTGTGGCTAGTGCGTCTGGGAGTATCTCCGGGGCGTCGAGATTGCAGACAATTACTCTTCCTGCGGGTCTTGGCATTGGCGGTGACTTTAGCTCCGTGGTCCTGACCTCCGGTGTGGTGATTGTTTACTACGCATAATGTCCCAGTTTGCCCAGAGTGGTAGCGCGATGGATTCTGCGATTGGCGAAGACGTTGATCGTGGATTCGTGAGTGTGAATCAAAGGCTTCAGTTGAACCAGCTCCAAGAGGGTGAGGTCAGGGAGTCGCTGAATGGGCGCATGGAGGGGCATTGGAAGCCCCGTAAGAACGTGGTGAGCAGAACAGGTGCATTGACTACGGGAGGTTCTCCCTTGCAACTTCCATTCCTACTGATTGATACGCCAAAAGCAATTAGTAACGTTACGGTTCCAGTCACAGGAACGGTGCGTATTACCGTAACAGCACATGGGTTTGCTGCCGCAAGTTCTGGGTGGGCCACGATTGCAGGACTGGATGCTTCATTCAATGGAAGTTATCTATTGACTTATTTCGACGCCAATACACTGGACTACACGATTGCGGGAGTTACTACGGCACCAACTGACAAGGTTGGAACGTTATCTCAAATGGCCATCAATGATGACGCTGCCGCCAACGTCCGCGCTTCCTGCTTGTTCAGCGATCCAAACGATAGCAACAAGGAGTATGTGATTATTGCGCTTGATACTGTCGCTAAGAAGATCGACTTGGATGGTTACACGATTACAGACATTCCATATCCTGCTGGGGAAGCACTTGGTGCTGACACCGACATGATCCAAGTGTTTGACAAGGTAATGATCTTCCGTGAAGGGCAACAAGCCTTGGAGTGGTTTCCCAATGGCAGGCCAATTCTTTCAGCGAGCTCAAATGCCACGGCTAGCCCAAATACTGTTGTCACGGTAAACCTAAGAGAACACGGGCTAGTAGTGGGAACCTCGATTACTGTCTCGGGGCTTACCAGCGGAACGCCCCCCAACGGGACATACGCGGTTGACACGGTAACTGACCAAGACACGTTTACGTTTCTAGCGGCTGGCATATCCACTAGCACGACGTTTGTTGCTACTGTCGCTACGGCCACTGACGGATTCACGTTGTCTCCCGGAGGAGCTTATACCCAGCCACAGACATTTAACATTACGGAAAGATACGTGGATGTGGTCAGCGGACTGGTAACTGCGACAGTAACTGGCAATGTTACGGTTAAGGTCGGAGATGTTATTATTGTTCGTCAAGCAACAACTCCCGATTTTTCCGAAATGGTTGGCAAAGAATATCAAGTTGTAGAGGCAACAACTACCACAATCAAGTGGTATGCGCCAGTCGGAGATTACAATACAAACACTACGGCTGATACATTTGAGTTCGGTGGCAGATTTAGCGTAGGTGGTGGGTTTATGCACCAGCCCGGCGCACCGTGGGGTATCCATTTCCAACGCAGGTTGTGGGTTCCGTTCTATTACGACCAATCCGGGGCGTATGATGACGTAACATACACTAGTCGTAAGATTACTGATGAAATTGCAGTTTCTGACATCTTAGATACCACTACATTTGACCAGATCGAGAACCAATTCCGTGTAAGTGGTGGAACAGCAGACTATGTTGTGGCAATGCACGGTTTCTATGATGATGGACTAGTCGTCCTTAACCGAAATAGCCTTCACCTTGTTAAGGGGACGCTGGGAAGCCTTCTGGACGTTACCGTTAAGGAGCTTACATCTGAGATTGGATGTCTAGCCCGCAAGTCTGTTGTTATGCGTGGCAACGCAATGCTCTTTTTGTCCGACGATGGCGTGTATGGGATTGAGTTCCTTAACGATTACAACCTGCGAGGCACTGAAGAGCCGCTTTCCAAGAACATTCATCCGTATATCGACCGGATCAATGCTGACTACTCTGACAGAGCAGTGGGAATCTTGTTTGAAAATAGGTATTACCTTGCTGTCCCGCTTGATTCCGTTCCGGGAGCGGGCGATTCCTACGGAAATAACGCGATCTTGGTGTATAACTTCTTAAATAAAGGTTGGGAATCACTAGATACCTTTGGTGATTCTCGGTTTTTGATCAAAGACTTCGTGATTGGTAGTGCTAGCGAGAGGAACAACCTATATGCGGTGACATCCAATGGCGGGCTGCACCAAATCGAAGCATCCGAAAGCTCCAATGACACTCTAAACGTGGACAACTCTGCGGCTGTTGTGTCCCCAACAATCGATGCGTCTCTTACGACTAGGGGATACGACCTGGGGACAATGGAACGTAAGCGATTTACTGACGCGCAGGTTAATATCCAGTCCCTTCCCGGCCAGAACTCGGAATATGACATTGCATTTGCAGCCGAAGATCCTGACGACGCTCAATCCATAGGCACGACTACTACTTTGCTTGGTGGATTGCTTACCCCAAGCACTTCCACTGAGGCGGAGACGGCAAGCATCCGGTGTAGGTTGGGTGGTATCAGGGGCTTTACAGGAACAATGATCTTGACAAGAACTATCGGATCACCCAAGGTCAACTCAGTAAAGGTAGCTGGTTCAGTAACCAATAGACAAATCATTTCACAGAGATAAAGTATGGGAGCAATTGATACAAGTTACATTTTCACGGCTACTGACGTAATCACTAGCACGAAGATGAACAACATCCTCGATCAAAGCGTGATTGACCCTACGGCGGTTTTTAATAATACCCTTGATGTTGCTAGCGGTAAACTACTTGTTAAAGCTGGCGGGATTACATCGAATGAGCTTGCAGCAAACGCAGTTACCACAACGGCGATTCTCGATGCCAATGTTACTACTGCAAAGATCGCGGATCTAAATGTGACAACTGCTAAAATTGCAGATTCTAATGTTACCACAGCAAAGATTCTTGATGCCAATGTTACTGCATCAAAACTTAACGGAGCACAAACTGGAGCACCACCTATTTATGGAGTAAGAGCTTGGGGTAGATTTGATGGAACTGGCTCAAGCCCTATTTCTCCTATTTATGTCGGAAATATTGCATCAGTTACTAGAACAAGCACTGGGGTTTTCGTAGTTTTATTTACAACTCCAATGACTGATGCAAACTATTCAGTTGTAGTGTCTGGAAATAATCCTATTCAAACAAATAATCAAGCCTATTCAACCGCGCTGTTATCTAGTATAACTGTTAATGGATTTACAATTTCATTTGCGGCAACTTCTGCAAATCCATCAATTGTTTGTTTTCAAGTTATTAGTTAAGTGAATCAACATTTAGCAAAAGCAATACAAATATATGGCGAAGACTTTCACAAACTTTTGTATTGGCACTTATGCTTTGGTGTTGTCATTTCTGACGCTGAATGCTTCGCCTTATGCTTCTACTCGCGAGAGGAAACGCCAGATCAAGCCTGTGAAGTTCACAATTCCAACACACTCTTTGTCACCATGTGCGTTGGTAACATGCGAAAATCTCTTGGAAAGTTCCTCAATGACTTTGAATACATCGCATTCCAGCGTGAATTTAAGAATTCTTCTCGGATAAGAGTGTATAACATGCAACAATTTTACTCAAAACTCAAATAATACAAGAATATGGGAAGCTCTCCTAAGATGAAAAAGCCAAAAGACCCGTTGGATCTGGCGGGTCAACAATCAGGCAAGATGCTTGGTTATTATGGTGCCGAAGTTCCCAAGTGGTTACAACTTCAAGAGCAACTTGGCCCACAACTCATGGCCCAGATGTTTGGGCAGACTGGTCAATTCCTTGGTGGCGTAGGTGGACAACCCGGACTAGAGGCGTTGCAGCTTTCAACCGGACAACAGGCTGGACAAACATTGGGGCAGCTTCGCGCAGGTGAACTTGGTCAAATGACCGGACAAACGGGTCTTGCCCGAGGATTAATGGATGCCATCTCCCCAGAACAAGCTGCGGTTGTTCAAGGATTCGCGTCTGAAGCAGAACGAGCTAGCGCGGCGGCTCAACGAGTCACGCCACAAGAACAGCGAGGATACGAACAACAATCACGCGAGGGGTTCCAAGCCGCAGGCAGGCTTGGTGGCAACCGCAGCATCGTCAGTGAGGCGATGGGCCGTGAAGACGTTCTAGCTCGTAAGCGGGCTGAAGCCGCACAGGCAGGTGGCCGATCCTACGATGCCGCGCAAGGGTTCTACACGCAGCCCGGGCTGAGTCTATTAAGCCAAGTCCCACAATCCTATCAAGCTGGACAACAAACCCTTCAAACGGCATTGTCAATGGGGCCTGAGTCTTCCGGTCAATTTGATTATAATGCTCCGCTTGGATTCGCCCAGCAACGCGCCTCGTCACTAGACGCTTATGAGAAAGCGAAGTATGAAGCCGCCCAACAAAAAAGAGCGCAAACGATTGGGTTGATCACAAAAGGAATTGGACTTGCCGCTGCACCGTTCACGGGTGGTTTGTCGGCTGGACTTGGACTTTCAGGACTTGCGGGTGGTGCTGCTGGAGCTACCGGGCTTAGCGGTCTGGGACTTTCCGCTGGAATGGGACTAAGTAACCTCTTTGGCGGGATTCCAAAAGCAACTCCAATTTATTAAATTATGGCACTTACGGGCGGAAATATCGGATTTACTGGGTATCAGCAACCAAATTACGATGGTGCTGTAGAAGCGGCTGGTTTGCCGATGCAAGCTATTGGACAAGCTGTGGGTCAAGCTGTTGACTACTTCAAGCAACAAGGCGAAAAGAAAAAGCTCATCAAGCAAAGCGACATTCAGATTGACGCGGCTTTGAAGCTGTTTCCTGAAATGTCAAGCGTGCTTCAGCCGTATAAGGATCAGATTCGTGATGAAAACGTTTCGCTGGATGAAAGATCCTTTATTGCTGGTCAAACCGGAGACTTCATTACTAATTCGCTAAACATGATGAAAATGAAGTCAGCAATGGAACTAGCCCGTGATCGAGAAGCTCGGATGAGCGCGAATGGTACGCCTGCACCTGCTGGAGCGTCCACACCTACTAACACACGTATCGTGTGGTAACAATTAAATTTATTCACAATGGCTACTGACTTCACAACCTTGCTTTCTCCTAACTCAAGTATTAGGGGGGTCGCAAATGACGCAAAACAAAAAATTGACTTGCTTCGTGCCGGAAGATTTAACGAACAAGCAGACGTTTTCGAGCAAACCATACTGAAGAAAATCCAGAACAAGGATTCATCTATTCTTGGTGATTTTGAAAATCTCGGGCAATTTTATGGCGCAAACATCAAAAGAGAGGGCGCCTCAGCTGCCCCTGTTGCAGCAGATGAAAACATAAAAGCTAAGAGAATAGATGCGTCATTGAATGCTTTTCAATCACAACTAGCAGATGCTGAAACTAGGGGTGTTACAGTTGATCCGAAAATTGTTCAATCTATTTTCGATCTGACCAAAGCTGGAGATCCAGAGGGAGCTGGTAAAATCCTATCAACGGTTATCAAGCCAGCTGTGTCAGTTCAGGAAGAAAGAGCAAAATTAGACATTGATTTGGCTAAAAAAGATGAGGAGCGCAAATCCAAACTAGCATTGTCGGAATCCTTTAAGCTCAAGCAAGAAGCAGAGAGTAAAATTGCAAAAATTGAAAGAGTGCTAAAACAAGATATTAGCGATGTTGTTGGCGCAACTGAACCAGCTGCTAGATTTGGACGAGCAATAGCTTCGGAGCTTGGGGCGGGGTGGGCAGAGGAAAATCAAAAGCTAATAAAGGATCTTGTTTCTTTAACAACCGATGACGTTTTAGAACGAGCAAGAGCAGTGGCTCCTGTGACCGATACTGACCTTAGGTTCCTCACGGCAAGGACCGCCCCTGAAGAAACTGACAGTCCGCCAATTTGGGAAAGTTATCTAAAAGAAGAACTTGACCAGCTCAAAAAAACTCGCGATGCGTTTGACGTAACGATTAAAGGAAAATCAGAAACAGAAACAGCACCAGCAAGACCATTGACGGCAAGAGAAAGACTCAAGGCGCAACAAAGATAAGTAATGGAACCGGAATCTGATACGGCAACGCTTGAGTCCGAAGCAACTAAGGAGTATCTCGCAGAAGAAGCTGAGAACATCAAGAGGGCAGAAATATCTTCGCGGCCAGCTAATTGGCGTGACCTCCAGTTAAACGACCCTCGAATTGGTCAGGAGTTTGCTATTCCTGAGTTCAATACTGAGGAGGGGATGAGGGTCCGTGGATTGCTTGATGAAAAAGGTGACGCAACTCCATTTGGCGAGGACTACCTCATGCTGGAGGATCGTGGACTTTTCAAGGATGGTCGCATGACACAAAAAGGAGTAGCCTTTACTACTCCAACGGAAGATCTTTTGCCTACGTCTAAAATGGATGCTGGGACAATGCTTGACCCTAACGACCCAGAGAATCTGGAGCAGTTTTCAAAGTGGAAGATTCGTGAGGAGGCTAGGCTTAATGAAAAACCTGAAGATGAAGGTAATGCTATCATGAATATCTTTAAGGGAATTGGTGAGGTGGGGAAATCAATTATTGCTGTTACAGCATCACCTCTTGGTGGCCTCACTCTTGACCAACGGACTGCCGCAATCGCAAAAATTGCAGAGGGTGCTGCCGAAACGGCAGTAACGTCATCTGGAAAACTTGGGGCTTTTCTTGATAAGAACGTTATCAACCCGGCCCGCAAAGCACTTGGTGCAACTGACGAGCAAATCAAAGTTGACAACTTGTGGGGAAAGTTTGTTGTAGACACTCGAGACGCTTTATACGAAGACGTTACAGCAGAGAAATCTTGGGATGCCCTCACGGCAACAACGCAAGCGGTTGAAATGCGTGCAAGGGCATCGGAAGACTACACTCGTCAATTTGGTCCTGTTGATGGAGCGAGGAAAATGGCGGAAATGGATCGTGGGGCATACGCAGCTGGAGGCATGGTTACAGATGTTCCGGGATTAGCAGTTGGGGCTTTGACGGTTGGTGGAGGAAAATTGCTCTCTTTGGGAAGGACTATTAAAACAGCCAAGTTTGCCAAAGAAGCTGCAGCTGCAAGCACAAATCTTGGAAGACTTGGAGAAGCGTCAACTTTAATTGCAAAGAACATTGACGAGGCTACGGCTAGTGCTTCGGTTTTCCAGAAGCAATTGGATGACGCGCTACTTGTTGGCAATACAGAAGCTGCCGGATTGGCGAAGTCTCAACTCGACAATGTAACAGCAACAATTGGTGAGTCGCAAACTCGATTAGGATTAGTAAGCGATGGCATCAAGCATAACGAAGGTATCGTTCAAAGCGCATCGACTAAAATTGACGACCTCAACGCTCCAAGCATGGTTGGCAGGAAGATAACCAGCGGTGCAGCCAAAAAGGTTGCTGACGCGGCGGATGCTCTTGGCAACGGATTTTTGTGGACAAACCGTAAGCTAAGAGCAATTGAAAGAGGGATTGGAATGGGAAGGCTTCCATATCTTGTTCACGCAGCGGGCGTTGCAACACTTGGGACGGCTTATAAGGTTTATGGTGCAATCCGTGTCGGATCACTTGTCGCCGCCCCACTATTAAAAAAGGCGGCGGCGTTCTCCAACATTGTTGGTGACGAGATGCTTCAGCTTACGAATAGCTCTCCGTTCTGGAGGCGTGTTGCAGCAAACGAAGAAGCGGGACGAATGACGCAAGCGTTTGGTGGCTTAATGGATTACACCACTCCTATCGCCAGAGGCGTTGTTGGCGCGGCCAAGGGGACGGCACATGCGCTTCCGGCGATGACGCTGTATGAAGCAATCAACTCGCAAGGGCTAGATGAGAACGCAATGGAGCGAGCGGGAGCGGGTGCGTTTGTCTTTGGATCTTTTGGCAGAGTAATTGGAAGCAGGAACAACTGGAATCAAGTAAAGAACAACGAGTTCTACAACTTTAGAAACAAAGTAAAGGCAACCAATCCAGAAGGATTCCGGCAATTTGAGTCTGTTCCATACAGAGACGTTAAGCAATTTGCATCTTCCATTGATGCCGCTTATCCCGGAATGTTTGATTCTTGGAGATTCGTTAAAGATGGCAATAGCAAGTTTGATCCAGTAAACAAGCAAGCAACAATCAACTACAATGATCGTGCTGGAATCGTGAAGGCTGCGGCTGCTCACGAAGCTCTTCATGGTATTCAGTTCAAGCATCAAAGCGACGGTGCTGTTGCATCCCTAATGCTTGGAAGTGAAACGCGCAAGGGTCTTGTGCGCAATACAGATGGCAGTTTTGACCCTGAGTTTAAGCAATTCTGGGATGAGTATAATTCGCGACTGGACGCACAAGGTTTGCCCAAGATCGACATTAACGACGCAGCGATTGAGTATTTTACCGACAACGGAGCGCAAACACTATTTGAGGATGTTCTGGGAGGGGGCTTGTATAAGGCTTCACAAAAAACTCCACTTAGGCGCAGCATTGAAAGCGTGTTTAAGTCAACAATGGCGGCGACTCCAATCGTGAAAAACCTTCACTTCAAACTTGGTGGAGCAACGGATAATCTAGGTCGCATGGTGGATGGCTCAGGACTTCTTGCCAAGGGAATGAAGGAGCTTCCAGAGGTGAAAGCGATGATCCGCAACATGTATCGTGAATCAGCTGGGCTTCCAAAACAAGCCGTTAAGCCACAGATCATTAAGGACGCTCCATCTCAAGACCCAAAGCACTATAAGGGCGGGGAGATAATCAGAAAGGCAAATGAGGAAGCCGTTCAAGGTGGAACTCCGCTTCCAGACAACGTGCTTAATCCAGACGCTAATGGGAATGGGTTTGGATACTTGACTGACGGTGCAATTAAAGGGCTTGAGGAAAGCGGCGTTATTGCTGATGGGGACTTTGCCGGTGTCATTGCAATCAATAGCTCTATGGGGACACCATCGTCATATCTTCTTACGAACAAACCGATAGAACAAGGAAGATCAGTTCAAGTCGAAGGTGTCACATCAAACAACGTTGTTCCGATTAACTGGGAGTTGAAAAATGGCCGTCTTTATCTTGTCGGAATGGACATGGTTCAGTTGAAGTTGAACATCGCAAAAGCGGCGAAAAGCAGTATCGCCAAAAAACTTGGGATGAAGTATGCTGACATCTTAAACGATATTGACAATTCAGCACTGCTTCACGCAAAAAATCAAACTACTGACGCTTATTTCCAAAGCAAAGATCCTAAGAATTGGGAAAAGCGTAAGAACTTCATCAACTCCGTTCAAGGTCTTCTTACTGAGTCTCAAAAGAAAACCAATCCGCTCTTTGACAAGAGGAATCTTAATAAGACTTCGGGTATCTACCGGACCTTTGCATGGGACCGCCTTGGAGATAAAATTCAAATGACTGGAGAGGTTGCTGTTCCTTACGGGCAAAACTCGTATTACAGCTTGCGAGACAACTTGATGCCGCAGCCTCCACGGATGAACCGCAATGGTGAGTTAGTTATCGAGATGCCACCAATCTCCAAGAGTAGAAAATCATCGGGTTCAATTTCCCTCTTGCTTTCTGGCGCAACATCGCGTCAAATGCAGCGGGAAGACAAATAAGCAATGACCGATGATCCAAACGAAAAGCTGAAAGCGGATTACGTTGACGAACGAGAAGACAAGTCTGCTTGGTTTCTTGAGGTTAAGGAGCGTGCCAAGCTATCTCCCGGCAACTGCGTCGAGCACTATGCCCCAAACAAGGCCGCAATGGCCCTGTGGCTGGCCGCACAAGGCGCAAGGATAACCGACATCCAAAAGAAGACAGGGCTTGGCAGAGAGACCATTAGAGGCTTGCAATGGCGTCATAACGACACGCTGGAGACAAAACGCAAGGAATTCTCGATGCGATACGCGATTGCGGCGCAGGACTACACGGATTTGCTCTTTGAGCGTTCCCAACAACTATTTGATAATCCCGAGGAGCTTGCGAAAATCAGCCCAGATAAGCTGGCAGTCACGGTGGGTATTCTTACCGACAAGGCGGCGCAACTTACGGGAATGGCATCCTCAATCGTGGAGCATCGCAAGGGGGCTAGCCTCGATGACGCTGCCAAGATGATCTTTGACGCAAAAGCTCGTATTGCCAGCAAGATCAAGAGTGATGCCATTGATGTTGAAATCATTAACGAATAAGACAATGAACTTAAAAACGATAGACAAGAGAATCAAAGACCTTATGATTTTAATGGGTCAAGAGGAGGAGATAATGCTTTATCGGTGGACAGGTAATGACATCGAATGTAAATGGAAACTCCATATTGGAAATCCATCTCAATGCGTTTGTTTAGGTGAAGTTGATGGGATATTGGTATTTGAGGGCGATTCAATCAAGAACGTATTAAGCCAAGCTGAAGCACGTTTCCGGCAAGGCAAATAACTGATGACCAAAGAGAATGTAATTAGAAAAGACGTTATCGAATGATGATTTGGCGCAAACATGCGATTCTCACTCCTCCGACTGACGAGGAAATTGTTGCGATGGCTCCAGATGAGCTTATCGAACTACATTCTATTTACCATGAAGCTATTGAAAATGCAGAGAAAGATCCTTATCATTATGGTTTCCGCCTTCCTCATTGGGGCAAGGCTGAAGAGCAACTATTTGAAGTCAACGAAATCTTGGCACTAGGTGGAAATCGCTGCCTTGCTCCAGATCAGGAGATTTACGATCCGGTTAGCAAGCAAAGCATTCCCGTCTCAAAAATCAAACGGGACTTCCACGTTCTTGCATGGGACGGGGAAAAACAGATTCAATGCCGCGCTCTACGACCATTTGTAAAGACTGTTGCCAAGACATACCAAGTGATTCTAGGAAACGGTGACTCGTTTCAGTGTTCGGCGGAGCATCAAGTTTCAACTCCTTTTGGATGGCGTTGCGTAAAAGACATAGGCATCGGCGGCGTTGTCTCGATTCATCAGACAGATTCATCTTCCCCTTGTTCTTCTGGCCTTCAAGGATTCTCTTCTTTCCTTCCTCACTCCAAGACGGCTTCAATCCCTTCAAGGTTTCGGCTAAATGCTTTGCGTTGGATTCAAAGACTTCAAGATTCTCTATCCGATTGTCAATCTTCACCCCGTTTTTATGGTGGACAACTTCCGTTCTTAAAAGAAA